CCGTTTTCCGTGGCGTCTGTCTGCTCGTAAATCAGTACACGGTCATTAACGACCATAGTGATATCGTCAATAACAAGCGCCGCCTGCGTTCCTGCATTGGTAAGCGTAGCGCCTACCCCCGAAGTCCCGTTATCGTAGGTGGCAGTTAGGTTGCCTTCCTGCTCCACGCGAACCGGTGAGTGATACTGGATACCCTCTGCCGCAGTGTCATCAACATACTGCTTAGTTGCCGCCTGCAATGCAGAAGACGGATCTGCATTTAACGTGACGGTGCCTGAGAACGTCTGGTCGCCCGCAATCTTGTCGTTTGCGTCTAAGAATACTGCTTTGTCAGACGCATACGTTATAAAAACATCTTTTGAGCCAACGGCAAGATCTACCGCAGAGCCAGAGTTTGAACTGGCCAATACGGTAGTTCGCGTTAAAGTGTCTCCGGCGCTGGCATACGTGCCAAGGCCAACTTCCCAAGCTATGTTTGTGTTATCAACAATCGCGTAATACGTAGTATCGCCGTCGGACAACACATCCGAAAACTGTGCAAAGTTAGCCGGAGCGCCCCCTAGCGTGACCGCCCCTGTGCCGGTAGTGGAGGTTGTCTCCTTTACCCGATCTTTGACAACAAGTGCCATATTTATGCAATCCTGATAATCGCGTTAGAGGCATCTGCGGTTGGGAAGATGATTGTGAAATCACCCGCACTAGACGTTTTGTCGGAGCCAAAGTCCAGAACAATCACGGAGTTTGTGGTGCCTGTGCCAGAGCCTGCGGTAGTGTTATAGATCAACGCTCCACGAGCCGTGATAGTGGCGGTGCTAAAAGTCAGGTCCGCAAAATCAGTGAATGCCGTGGTAGAGGAAGTAGTAGGCGTTACATTCGTAAGCGTACCCCCGCCCGCGCTGTACCCCGTACCACTGATTTCATCAGTGGCCGTGTAATCAGTGGTGCTTGCCGTAAAGCTGGCGTTGTTGTCATAAAGCGCCAGCTTAAAGGTATCACCCGTGCTAGTGGTGAAGTCGTGCTTAGCTTCCATCAACTCTTTCTTGAAAGAAGTGCACATGTAGTTGCCAGTAAAAGCCATTTCAAAATCTCCTGATCATTTCGGCTAAATCTTTTTGCCCCGCATCAACCAAAGCGTTATAAACGCTCGTTCTGTCGCTGCGAATTGCTTCTCGCATGTAATACACAAGGACGGCCCTAAGTCCGTCTTTAAATGCTCTAGCCTGCTCGCGTATTTCAGGGGCGGCTGAGTCTGAGACACTTACAATCTTGTCTAAGCATCGCTCGGCAACCTCTTCCGGGGTAAAGCCACGATGATCGGTGGTCATTACATCTACAACACCACCTAGTATTTTACCCTCTTGCGTCATCATTGTTTAGGTCTTATGAGCATTCCTGTGCGATAGTTATCGGTTACTTCCTTAGATTCCCCGAACTGCTTCATACCCGCAAGGGCCATATCAAAGCTCTGCTGGTACGACGCCATTGTGTCCGGCTCACCTTTCATGAAGATGTTGGCCTCCAGTAACGATCCATACAGGAGCGTCAACGGAGCATTTTCACTAAGCCACGAGGTGCCGCTTTCCGCCAAAGACGTAAGGCTGGCGGGGCGGTAGTAATAGTGAAGCTCTACCGCGTAATCGTTATCTGGCGTAGGGCCAATAATGAAGTTGTCCCGATCAAAATACGCGTAATACTTAGGCGTCCCAGTAGTTCCGGGAGCCGGGGCAAACTCTTGAACAAAGTTCACGTCCTTGTAATCAAGGAAAGTCTTAGACCCAGATGCCGTAAACGACAAAGAAAAAGGAGCTAAAAAGTCCGAAGGACAGTTCAAATACGGGTTGCTGGAGGTCAAGTTTCCTACCGCGTTTTTGCGGAAATCAGTTAACTGAACCAGCTTGAGGATTTTTTCCTCGGCATTTCGGATAAATACGGGTAGATTAGTTACAAAGGTAGACTCATCGTTCTCCGTGTAATCCTGTATTGCCTGCTTTAACTGTGCGTATGTAAAGCTCATCGTTGTCCTACGTCGTCGTAATTGTCACAGCGCCCACTTGGCCAGAAGCTAAAACGGGCCTAAAAGCAGGGCCGTCTACAAGTGGAACGCCAACAAACACGTCTAATGGCTCTACACGGTCCGGGCGCGGATTTTGAAGCGCCTCGGGATCTACAACCTTACGGCGGGGCTCAAGCTGTGGCTGTTTTGGCTCGTATTCATCTGGACCAACCAACATGCCGGTCCACTCGCGCTTCATCTCGTTCAGCTTATATCTTTGCCCAGAACGGTCTGAAATGCCGTATGCAAACTTACCCGCCGCAAACTTACCCATGATCAGGGCCTCGTGTATGCCATAGACGGCTGAATATTAAAGGAAGCCCTGTCTCTATCTTCCGAAGCGGCACGTTCAAACTCTTCCTCATACACGGCTTTAAGCAGTTGAACCCGATCAGGGGCCCGCTTAATCGCTATGTAATACGCTAATCCTGCCGCCAAACAGGGATAAAACCTAAACGGAACATCCATGGTATTGGTGTACGTATCCGCATCGTCAATACGAACAAGCTTGTCAATAATCACCGTATCGGTGCTGTTTTCAGGAATTGGCCACAACTTAAGGGTGGGATTGATCTGTCTATCTACAAAAAACTGAGACGGACGCGCCTGAGTGGTTTTATTTGGAATATTGATGTAATCACTACGGCTGACGCGCTCAAGCGCATAATCTGTGTTACTGCGGCGAACCACTGCGTTCAAAATATCAATGGTAGCTGCGCCTAAGTTATAGTCCCCCGTGCCCTGCGTAAGGGTCACCGTGGTTTGCTCAATAGTCCATTGATTAAGGCCACGATTAGCCCAATCTCCGAGCATCAAATTGAGAGATCTTTTTGCTGTTTTTAAGTCGTAACCGGTGCGAACCTCTAGCCCACACCGCTCAAACGCTTCTTCGATGTAATCGCTTACATCTAGCTCAAAATCTGTAGAGCCAGAAACCGCCATTATTACAATCCTTTAGAGGGACAAGAACTGCGAACTGCCGCGCCGCCTTTAGCCATCTTCTTCACAGCGCCACCACTACGCATGTAGCCCATTCTGTTGCGAACTTCTTTAGGGAGTTGAGCTAACCCCTTTTGGTGTGAGGCTACTTTTCTCCGCCGGGATGGCCGCCCCGAAGAAGCGATTGTGTCCTCCGGAGGCTTGACATTTACTAGCGGTAGTTTTCGCTTCTTTGCTGCCCCGCCTTTGCGCATTTTCTTGGGCCCTACTTTAGGCTTGACTCCGCCCATCGCATAGTCTCCTGTATAATGATTGTCTTTTGTTCCAAAGGTTTGCAGTTGAAACATCTTTCATGTACTGCTCATAATACCCTTTTTCTCTTAGCTTTTCTGCCGCTATTTCTAGCTTAGAAAGCCTTTGAACAAACGTAATTGCATACAAATCCTCCACTAAATGTGGAAATGTTTGGTCAAAAACTTCCTCGTCTTGCTCGTCGTCTGGGTGAAATCCCATAACCCAAAGGTCTTTTTGGATAAAAATGCCCATAGAAATGGCATCGTTTATCCCGTCAAGATACTCATGAAATTTATCGGAATCTTCTTCGTAGCAAAGCTCAACGTAACAAACCACGTCAAAATCGTCGCTAAAACGCGACAACGCTGTATACAAACCTTGTTTATGGTCGGTGTAACTAAACGAAAAGCCTACTCGGTTCTCTGCCCATGCTTTCTTGGCATAAGGGCATGGCGGCAGATCGTTAAAAAACGGGTGCGGGGTCTCTAAAGCGTGGCTAGACCAGCCCCGTATTTCCTGTTGAATTTGTTGTTCTAGATCCAGCATTAGGCATACCGCGTTCGCTTTCTTCGGTTAGACAAAACCGCTCCACAGCCTTTATTTAGCTTACGCACCTCGCCGCCAGATTTAAAGCTAACTTTGGCTGCTTTGGTGTTAGATACCACTTGTTTGCCTTTTGCGCCTTCACGTTTTTTCTTTCTGGCAGTAGAAGCTCGCTCAGATTTGCTTAGACTTTGGGCTTTAGAGCGCGGCAAACAGCGATCCGGGTTCTTTTTGTCTTTGGAGGTTCCGCATTCGCCTGCAATGTTGCCACTGCTGTCGATGCGGACCCACTCTTGATCCCGCCATTTTTTAAGCTCGCCCATAAATTACTTCTTACCCTTGGCTTTTTTGGCGTAATTTGGGTCTTTGCAATATTTGCTAGCGGCCATGTTGGCATATGCCGAAGGGTACGTGTCAAAAGTGCGCTTTGCCCACGCTTTACCCGCCGGACAAATCTTGCTTCCTTTGCTTTTTCGGGAGGCATCGCCACCTTTACGCAAATAAGTAACTTGAAGCTTGGTTTTTTTTGGCCCTGTTTTGACCCGGGAACCACAACCGCCCATTTTTACCCCCAAAAATTAGCCGCAATCGGTGCAAGCACAATAAGCACCGCAATTCCCCAAATTTTTAGATCCAACTTGCTTAATGCTTCAGAATTTTTAGCAATAAGCTCTTTTTGGTCGTCTAATCGCTCTTCAATGCGCTTGTATCGCAAATTGCACTCCGCCTCGTGTTTTTCTAGCCGAGACAATACCTCTTCAACTTGCATCGTTAACACCCTACCACGCTTTACACGACCAATATCTTGCAGTGAACTTGTCTTTTGCCGTATCGCAATTGTGACGCGCCCTAAAATTGCTCCTGCGCCCCGGCTGAGACTTTTTAATCGACATATTTGGGTCGCCAAAACGCACCAGCTTAACTTCAGTGCCTTTTTTGGCCAAAACAGCGCTCTTTTTAGACTTTCCGGGAGTTTTTTTCGGCTTGTTGTAACCCGAAAATGTCTCACCTCTGTACTGTAACCGCCCTGAAGGAAGTCTTTTTACGTCTTTAGTGGTCGCCATTACGCTAACTCTTCGCCGTTTCTGATGTAAATGATCTCTAAAGAGGCAGAGATATCAAATGTGACGCTTGCCGAAGAAGATACTGCCCGCACTTCAATGTCTGTTTTTTCCGTAAACTGAATCGGGACAACCAAGGTGTTTTCGATGTGCATTCCCGTGGTAAGAGACTTAACGTCTTTGCTTTGAAACACCTCTCCATACGGCCTAGCAACAAGCAACAACTTGCATACAGCAGGCGTGTTTGAGGTTGTGCCGTTGGAAACGTCATACTGCATCAGGTAACCCGTGTATCCTGCCGGGATGGTCCATATCGCCATCAGGCTCTGGTTTGTCCCGTCGCCGTTGACCGTGGCATAGATGTTTGCTGGGACGCCCGTGGTAACGGTGCCTGTGCCTGCGTAAATGATCCCCGCATTTGCGCCACCCGAACCCGCAGAGCGAACAACCATCCTATTTATCCGAAGATAAGACTGAGTGGTATTTACTGCTGTTTGACCGTTTAAGGTTACAACCTCGGATATTTCGTTGTAATCGCCATCAAGACCAAACAACTCAACGGTTCTAGCCCCCGTGCCCGCCGAAGTGTCATCGGTAGAGCTACTGGAAACCTTCAACACAGACGCGGAGGTCAGATATGAGTACAAACCGCCCTGCGGCCAAACAGTTTCAACGGAATCGGCAACTTCCGGATTATTTCCGAACTTGTAAATGGACTCGTGGTAGGCAATCTGCCCCCTAGCCACTTGTAACTCAAAAGGCTCACTGGTGCCTATTCGACTAATTGAAGAAACTTCGCGAGCCATGTCAGTACCTTAGCTGTAAAACACTGTTAATGCAGTGATATTAGTCAGCGTTCCGATATAAATATCAGACACTTTGATTCCCTCATCGGGGATGTTGACCGAGTGCGTCTCGCTAGCGACAAAATCTAAATCCAAAACCGTAGCGCCGCCGTTACCATCTGTGATGGTCAAACGCGGCGTTCCGGTGGTGGTCAGAACTTGAATCTGGCGAATACGAGCGGGCCCCACTGCCGCAGAGCCCGTCCCGGTCAGACGTTTTGATTTTACGTCTGAGTTAGCCATTTGGCAGATCCTCTAGTTGATTAACCTGCCGAAACGGTCAGTACGCCAGAGTTGCTCCAGATTTGACCGGCAACAGAGGGGTCAGATGTAGGCAGATCTTTGATGATTACAACGCTGTTAGTGCCATCGTGAGTAATCGAAATGTTCTCGGTCACCGCGCCAGTGCTGGCGTTTTTGGTGATATCTTTAAAGCCGTTTTCAGAACGAACGGGACCATTAAAGGTAGTGTTAGCCATGTGAGTCTCCTGTCTTGGCTAGAGTCATCCGCACCATGCGGATGTCAGGGTTTGGTTATTTTACCACGCAAAAAGAAAGGGCGGCAAATGCCGCCCTTCTTCGATCCGAAGATCTATTAGGCTCCGGGGGAGCCAAACACGCAACGCCAATCAGAAACACCGAAACTGTAACGCTCACGCGCCTTGAAGCGCATGTTGCCAGTGTCGAAGTCGCCTTCCATAGCAGTCTTGATGGGGCTACGATTGAACAGCTTAAAGCCGTTAGGAGCGTCAGTCTTGAGGAAGAACGCATCCGTATCGGTCAAGAAGTGGTTCACAACAGCGCCATCAGGGATCATTCCCATAGACTTCATTGCGTTGAGGTCGTTGTCAGCCGTACCCGGACGGAGGTTAGAGTTGATCACTCGCTCTGCAATAAATTGCAGTTCCTTCGGGATAATCAGCTTCATGCCACGTACCGCAATCTTCAGACCACGCTCGTCGGTGAAACCAGCGATGTCAATCAGCATCTGCTCAAGAGAAGTCTCGTTGAGATCAGCCGCTACAGACAGTTGGTTACGCTGGTTGCCTGACAGAGAGGGGTGAGCAGAAGAACACAGAGCAGCGCCGTCACCAACCGGATAGCTAGTGCTAAACGCGTTGTTCAGGATAGAGGCTGCTTTGATCTGCTTGGTTTGTGACATAGATCGTGCCAAAGCACGGGTGTAACGAGAAGCCAGACGATCATACAGATTGTCTTCGATAGCCTCTTCAGTAATGCTGAAGGCCAGAGCAATAGTCTCGTGAGTGTAACGAGCAGTGAAAGTCTCCTGCGCGTCATCAAACGAGATAGCGCCGCCTTCTGACTTAACCGGCGCGGTGCCGAAGCCAGACAGCATTACTTCTTCTTCAAAAGCACGGTCTGAAGACTCTTCGTCGAAGATCTCAGAGTGCTCTTTTTCGTAGCGATCATACTCAAGGCCGAAGAGAGCGTTAAGCCCGGGCTCAAGTTCCTTCGCCAACTGTGCGCGAGAAATAGCCATTACTTAATCCCCCTTAGATACCAGTTGAGTCAGCGGTGGTTTGAGAATCAAACGCACGAGTCGCTGCATTGAAGTGGGCGTTCAGTCGAACAAGCAGATGCGCACCCGCTGACGCGTAATCGTTGTTAGCGTCATCATCAACCAGACCTACAATACGCAACGGCAGAGTAGCCGTGGTAGCAACACTAGATACATCAAGCTGAGAGCTAGACTTACCTGTGTCTGTAGATCCGCTACGAGCAGAAGTGCCGAGGCTTGCGTTAGAGAACACAGTAGCCAGTGCAGTAGCTCGGTCAGTAAGGGTGGCGTCCGCCGCTACGACGAACAGTTGGTTGGGGTTGTCAGCTACAAGAGCTTTTACCGGGTAGTTAGTGTCTACAGACACGCTACCTGATCCGGGCCAGTAGTTAAGCCAAACAGGCTTCTTCTGAGTCGAATCGTGGTACTGAACCCCTACGAGGACACCGAGAGCTTGCGTAGTGCCGCCCGCAGTATCACCGGCTTGGTCAATCACGCCTGCCGCAAGAGGAACAACAATTGCACCGTTATAGATTGCATTTGTGTTGTTACTGGCAATTTCATACTCAGTAACACCAGTGCTGTTAACACCGCTTCCTACAAGACCAACAGGACGAAGACCAAAGGCAGTTTCTTGATTTGCCATGAGTTAATTCTCCGTTCTGTGCGGCCCTATTTCTTAGAGCCGCCGAAAGTTACACGACTTTGACGCTCGGGCTTGCCGATTGTCATAGTTGGATGAGCGTTTTCTCGCAACATATCCGACTCAACTGCTTCCATTTGATCCGCGTTTCGTTGAGCAAAATACTCAGCGCGTTCCTCTACAGTTTCAATCGGAATACGAGCGAGCATCAGACCACCCACGCCAAACACACCTTCGTATTTACCTGAATCAATTACCGGGGCTTCAAAATCGGGGTATTCATCTTGGCGAACAAGCTCATAGCCTTCTCGCAATCTGGCAGAAATGTTTTTCGTGTCATCAAAACCACGCACTTCTGCCCGAATCCACCGATGCTTAAAACCTTCTGGTGCAGGCGGTGCATCTAGCATAGACGGGGGAGCCCAAGGCTTACGCCTACCTTGCTTCTCCCTTGACGATGCATCACGTGAGGAGCGCTTAATGCCCTCAAAGCCTTTTTTCTCTTCGGACATCACATTACTCCTTAACGTATTTCGCGTATTCTTCAAGCGGCACTCCCAGCTTTTTAGCAATTGCTACTTGGGTCGGGGAGAGTTTGACCCTTTTTCCACTGCGCCCACTACTAGAACGTGAAACTCCAGCTACAGTCTGGGCGGGTCTGCGGCTGGCTGACGTGTCTGCCTCAAATTTATGCGGGAACTCCCGCTTAATCCGAGAATCAAGCTCATTATAATAATCATCTGACGTGGGATCAAATCCTTCGTCTTCGATTAATTTTTTATGAATACCAAACGCGGCAAATGTCATTGCTTCGTCTGTGCCAAACCACGCGTTTTTACCCGCCCACTGTTCTGCTTTTGCGTCCGGTTTTTGTGGTTGAGCCTGCGCAGGCTGGTTTTGCTGTTGCATTTGTTGCTGATAATACTGTGCGGCCTGTTGCGAATATTGCTCCGCCTGCCGCTGTGCTTGCGCATAGTTGTTTGAAGCTACGGCCAATTGACTAAGCTCTTTTTGCGCCGCAACAGTGGCGTCTGCGTCCCCAAGCTCTACCGCTCGCTTAAGATTAGCTTCTGCCTGTGCCTGCTGAAGGCTGAGCCGTGTTCCATACTCGGTCATGTAGCCTTGATCAAGGTTTTGCATCCGCTGACGAATCTGATCAGCTTCGCTTTGAACGTTCTGCGCATACCGAAGCGCTTCTTCACGCTCACGCTCCGCATCCCGCATTTTCTTGGTCAGGCGGTTAATTCGTTTTTGAACGGATTCACTGTAATTTTCCAGTTCATCCTCTTGTTTTTGCTCAGGTTCTT